TTTTGCGCAGAGAGTTGCTGAGCTTTGCGCAGAAGTTCGCCATCTTCGTGCTGGTCAGCCTTGCATTCGCAGCGATCGTGTACCCGTGGTAGGAGGCGAGATGAATCTGATTTGTGTTTGTTGTGGCGGAGATTTCTACCCAGTGCAGGACACATGGATGGGCAACGTCTGCGATGAGTGCAGGACGCCATGTGCTGACTGCGGCGATTGGCTGGAGAACGGGCCGGAAGTAGTGAGCCAAGGCAAGCGCTGGCATGCAGTGTGTTTCCGCGATGCGCTGGAAGAAGGGAAGGCGGCATGAATATCGTCGAAAACCCCTTCTACATTGAGTTAGCCCTGCTTGTGCTGCTAGTGATCGGCCTTACTAGGTTGGCGCTGAAAGGAAAAGTGAGATGAGTTTAGCAATGCAGAACCCTTTACCTGGGTTAGAGCAGTACCGCAGAGAGCCGAGCACGATGGAGATGATTCAACAGATCATCGATGCGGCTCAGGGCAATCCTGCTCAGCTTGCAACCATGACTGGCGTGATGGAGCAGCTTGTTGCTCTCCGTCAGTCTGAAGAGCGCTTTGCATGGGAACGTGCCGAGCGCCAAGCCAAGATTGACTTCGACGATGCCCTGAAAGCCTGCCAGAAGGCCATCAAGAGGATCACCCCTGATGCGAAGCGTGAGTACAACATCAAGTGGGCAACCTACAACGCCATTGATACCGAGATCAGGCCGATCTATACAGACCACGGTTTCGGCATTTCGTTCAGCCAGGAGACGGCATCAGGACCGAACAGGATTGCAGTACGGTGCGACCTTACGCGCTCCGGTATCTCAAAGGACTTTCACCGTGAGATGCCCGTTGTAGCGCCGGGAGGCACCAGCCAGGCCGACGCAGAGGAATCAGCCTATTCCAGAGCGCAGCGCTATCTGGTAATGCGCATATTCAACATCTCCGTAGGTGTTGCTGAGGCAGAAATCAAGCCTTACGAGACAAAGCCTGAAGACCTCTTGGAAGAGTCCGTGGTCCTTGAGTTTATCGACAGCATTAAGGGCTCCTCTAATACAGACGAACTTAGGCGCAACTATCTGTCTGCTACCAAGGCAGGCTCTAAAGATCCATCTGCACTGAAAGCCTTTGACGCCGCAAAGAAGGAAACCTGGAAGGCGAAAGGATTCCGCGCATGAGAGAGCTACCAGGAGGCCAGCAAGGGGATCAGTGGTACGACCACAAGAAGGGTCGTATCTCTGCAAGCGGAATGAACGATCTTGCTAACTACACCAAGGGCGGTGCTGAGTCGGCTAAACGCGAAACCTACCGTTACCGGCTATGCGCAGAGCGAACAACCCGGATTCTTCAAAACAATAAGCCTCCAACACCTGCAATGCAATGGGGCATCGACCAAGAGCAGTTCGCTTTACAGATGTTCGAGAAATCTTGTGACCTGTTCGTTATTCCGGTTGGATTTGTTCTGCATCCCACGATGGATTTTGCAGGAGCCAGCCCTGATGGGCTCATAGAAGATGCAACGCTCGAAGTGAAGTGCCCAGAAAGCACCACTTACATCAAATGGAAGCTATCGAAGGGTGTTCCTGAAGAGCACGTAAAGCAGATGCAGTGGCAGATGGCCTGCACTGGACGGCAAAAGGGAATCTTTATCGGCTACGATCCGCGCCAGCCAGAAGGCAACCGCATATTCTTCCGCGATCTTCCCCGCGACAACGAGATGATCGCCAAACTCGAAGCGGAGGCTATCAAGATGAACGCCGAGGTCGAAGCCATGATCCGAGATATGGGCCTGTCTCCAACCCAATGGCTGATCGAAGACGGAGAGCTGGCCCTGCCCTCGAAGTATGCACCCAAGAGCAAGCTGAACCAGGATATGGAAGCCAGCCTACGCGCCACAGAAGTTATCGACGATGACTGGGAGCAAATCATCGAGCGCAGAGTGCAGAGAGTGGAAGAGGGGGTTGCGTGAGGACTCCGATTATCAGCATGTATAGCCCTTGGGCCAATTGGGTTGGTCTCGGCTGGAAAACGATTGAGACGCGGACGCACGACCGCTTCAAGTCTCTTGTGGGCAAGCGCATCGGCATCCACAAGGCACTGAAGTGGGACGACGACGCTCTACGCATCGCCGCTCCATATCTTACTTCTATTCAACAGGCAGCCAGATTCGGCTTCCTCAAGGTAGGTGGAGCAATATGCTGGACCGCCTATGTTAAAGAACATCGCAGATTGTGCCCTTGTGACGCTCCAGCGGCCCTAATTGAGTGCGAAACAGAGCGCTATGGACTGCTACTCGAAGATGTGCAGACGATCGAAATGATCCCATGCAAAGGCAAGCAGGGAATCTGGTACTACGACATACCGGAGGCCGCATGAAGCGCACCCCCTTGCAGCGCAAGACTCGGCTCAGAGCACGCCGCAACAAGCCTGAGGTTCGCATAGGCAAGCACACGGGCAAGGTGAGGCTCACAGGACGCGCTCTTGAGCTTCTGAGGCACGCTTGCTGGGGCAGAGATCATCTGCGCTGCAAGGAGTGCGGATTAGAGACGTACTGGAAGCCGAGATGGGAAGGTGACCCGCTTGCCTACGACATGGCCCATGTTGTTTCGCGAGGCGCTGGAGGATCGGACACGCTGGAGAACGTAAGGACGCTCTGCCATCGCTGCCACATGAGGGAGCACGCAGGGCACAACCAGGGGATTCAGGCGGAGGAGAGGGGATGAACTTAGGAATCGATTTGAGAGCAATTTTCGGAGACATGTGGTCGCGGATCAATCGCACAGATCCTTTGCGGACTCGGCAGTATGTGCCAAAGAGAAAACGCAAGGCTGTGCCACATGTAAGCCATCAGGCAAGATACAAGCTTTTGCGTCGAATGAAGCGCAAGACACACGCTCTGGCATAGTTGTACAGATCACTACTAGGGATGGATAAGTTGCTTCACGAAAAGGAGAAAAAGACATGCCAAAGGAAAAGAAGCCAAAAGCAGTGAACTACAAGCTGATCACCCCAACCGATTCCGAGCCCTATAAGTTACTGGTGCAGGTTCGCAGAGATTGGCACGACGAAACCATTGCCGCAAAGGTAGCTCTTGCGTGGCGCAACCATACCAATGCTGATGTAGATGGGCATTTGGTCCTAGGAAAGTGCATACGAGTGACGGACCTCAACAAAGAGTTTGCCCCGTATGACTTCATTATCGTTCTCAACCGAGAGGTTTGGGACGATCCAGAGTTCGGCAAGGAAAGAAAGATTGCTCTTCTAGACCACGAGATGATGCACGCGGCTGGCGCCTTCGATGAGGACGGCGAACCTATTCGAGATGAGCGCAACCGCAGAGTTTGGCGCACCCGCAAGCATGACATCGAAGAATTTCGCGATATTGTTTCCCGTCACGGTTGCTATAAGCGCGACCTCGAAAACTTCGCCGAAGCCCTGCTTGAAAAACACGCTTCCCCGCTATTTGAACAAAAGGGTTTAGACGGCCCAGAGGCTATTCAGTAGGGGCACTACTAGGGATGTTTGGGTTGCTTACTCGGGGGAAAGCAAATTGATAATCAGGCCGAAGAACTGGGAGAAGTTTCAGCATTACAAGGATCGCAGGCCGCCGTGGATACGGCTCTATCACTCACTCCTTGATGATCGAGCGTTCTGGGCGCTGAAGGGTGAAGACGCCAAGTGCCTAGTCGCTATCTGGCTGATTGCTAGCGAGAGCGAAACCGGCGATCTTCCACCTGTTGAGGACTTGGCTTTTCGTCTCCGCTTAGCTCCCAAGAAGGCTAGCGAACTGCTCGACAGGTTGAGAGCGTGGATAGTGTACGACGCTAGCAAGGTGCTAGCAAAAGTGGAGCAACCTGCTACACCAGAGACAGAGGCAGATAAGAGACAGACAGCAGAGGCAGAAATAAGTCCGTCGATGGTCGCCTCTGCCGTGATGCAGGAAACCCGAATTTCCGGGCGCAATCTTCGCATCGTGCTGGAGGAAATATCGCGCAACGAGATGGTTGCAGGAAAGTCCGCAGACGAAG